AAAGAAATTTTGCTAAAGGTAGAATGAATAAATCTATCGATGAACGACTGTTACCAAACGGGGAGTATACAGATGCTTTAAATGTTAGGTTAGGTTCTACTGAACAGTCGGAGATAGGGTCTGTAGAAGTATCAAAAGGTAATTCTCAATTATCAACTTTAAAGTTTCCTCAAACTACAGTAGTTAATGTTGCACCTATTCCTAATGTATCTCCTCAAAATATAAGTAGTAATGCTGTTTGTTTAGGTTCTTATGCTGATGAACCAAATGAAACTATATATTGGTTTTTACATGACCCTTCTTGGAGTGGGATAATAGCTAGTAGTATTACAGGGAGTTTGCCTACTTGTGATATGATTGTTTCGTATAATACGATTAGTGATGTGGTTAACTATCATATTATAAGTATTTGGGATGGGCAGGGTACTACGTCAACTACTTATCAAACAACATTAAATTTTCAACCTGATAGATTAATAACAGGTATAAATAAAATAGGAGATTTATTGTTTTTTACCGATGATTTTAACCCACCTAGATTTATTAATGTTACTAAAAATTATTTATATCCGGGTAATTTAAGTGCAGCTATATCAGCTACAAATCCGGTAGACCAATTTACAGCAGAGGAAATAATGGTAATTAAAAAACCACCTACTGAAAGTCCTATATTAGAATTATCTTCTACTGCGGTAGATGATGGATATTTACACGACAGATATATTTGTTTTGCTTATAGATATAGATATGAAGACAAAGAGTATTCGGCAACTTCACAATTTTCTAGTCCTGCATTTATTCCTGAACCTTTTTCAGTTTCAGGAGATACTGCTTTAAATGATGGTATGCTAAACTCTATTAGCACAGCAACTGTAAAATTTAACACAGGAGGACCTTTAGTAAAAGAAATAGAAATATTATTTAAAGAAGCAGATGATGCTACTATTCGTATTATTCAAAACTTTAATAAAGAAAAAGAAGGTTATGCCAATAATGAGATTCAACAATTAACATTTGATACAAGTAAAATTTTTTCTATTCTACCTGAATTTGAAATTTTAAGACTATATGATAATGTCCCAAGAAAAGCTAAAGCTCAAACAATAATGGGTAATAGACTTATGTATGGTAATTATATAGAAAATTATAACTTAATAGATAAAGATGGGTTTCCTGTTAATATAGATTTTTCAGTAGGTCAAGTAAATGAAGATGTAGGTGTACAAAACTTAACAACTACACTTTCATCTAATACTTATAATACAGAAAATGTACCGGCAACTTTAGTTCCATCTTCTGTTTTAAATATTGATTTTACTGATGCTACTTTTCCTATACCCGCAGGAACTGTTTTAAGCATAGAGTTTAATTTAGTTCATCATTCGTTTGTAAATTCAACTCCTGCACCAACAACACAACCTACACAAGTTTCGGCAGTGACAGATATTTCTTTTACATATACATTACCTACTAGTATTTCTAGTGTTTTAGATTTAGCTAATAGTGTTCAATTTCAACAATCTATTGGTATAGGTCCTGCAAGTGCATTAGGTACAGCGGGAACAATACAAACAGTTCAAGATTGTGGAAATGGTGTTACCTTGACTGATTTAATTAACTGTGGATACAATAATAGTTTAGGGGGCGGGAATCCTGACCCATTATTAAAATATGTTAGTGGTGCTACATTACAAGCAGGGGACACCCCATTACAAGGACAGGGCATTACAATAGGTACTTCAGGAAGTAATATTCTTACTTTAACTTTAAACCCTATGATATATGTTGATAATGTTACTACTCCCACAGTTCGTATGTGTGAGTTTAGTCAAGCACAATCTTTATTTGCTTCTTTAATTACTACTTTGTCATCTAAAAGCTTACATAGTAATAGGGGTTATGATATTGGTATAATATATATGGATGAGTTTAATAGAGCAACTACCGCTTTGACTAGTAAACTTAATAATGTTTTTATAGAGTGCGAACAATCAACAACTATAAATAAAATAGAAGTTCAAATACCACAATCTCAAAAAGCACCATTTTGGGCAACATCTTACAAGTTTGCTATTAAACCCACTAACACTACTTATAATACTATATTTTCACGCAAGGGATTTAAGAACAAAGAAGATGGGTCTTTTTACTTTTTGCTAGAAGGTGAAAATTCTAAAAAGGTTGAGATAGGTGATAAATTGATTATTAAAAGAGATATAAATGGTCCTTTATTTTCTTGTGAATATAATGCGGTATTAGATAAAGGAGCTCAACCTGCTAACTTTATACAAGCTCTTAATCCATTTTTTAATCCTGATGAAAGTGTAACTGATAGTGTGGACAATCCTGGACAAGGCTCTAATCCTGAATTTGAGTTTGTTCCTTCAGGAGTTTATATGCAAATGAGAGATTTAAACTTTAGTGCATTAAGTTTAGTTAATAATTCTAACCTTTATCCAACTACATGTTTTCCCACAAAACAAGAAAAAATTCACAACCCTCCTCCACAAGACTGTGCTAATTTAACCTACAGAGGTTTAAGTGGAGACCCACAAAATGCAGATTGTATTAGCCCTGATGCATTTACACCTTTTAGTATACCCTCAGGTAGTAGAATTAATTTAAAAATAAAATGTAGAGTTAATGGCTCTACTTTTCTTTGGGGTGCAGGTAGTGCATGTAATGAAAGAAAATATATATATAACAAAACTTTTATATCAGATGCTAATTATACAGATGTAATAGATTTTTGGGAAGGAATGAATATAGCTTCTACTCTTAATGATGCAGAAGAAAATATTAATGAGCAAAGCGAAGGACCTATAACTTGTGATTATATAACTCCTGTTGTAGAAGATGCAACTCAAGATTATCAAATAGATGAAGGTTGTGGTAATTTAAAAATTCGTGTTCAGTGGGGTAGAAATTCTACTACTAATGAAATTTATTTTTTTGCTAAGTCTTTTAAATCTTGCGGTGGTGGAGACTTGGGCAGTTGTTTAGGAACACCTGGTAGACCAAATACTGGTGCAGTGAATGGTTGTGGAAATGGATTAGCGCCTAGCATCATTATATATAGTTTATCGTTCTGTATAATCTACCCTAGTCGTTATACCGTTTTCTTTCTCAAGATAGATTACATCACCTGTAACCGCTTTAATAGA